ATCTGACTTCGTAGCTTACGCTGACGTAACTGAAGCACAGGCTCAAGGCTGGGTGTGGGGCAGCGTATCACAAGATGATACTGAAGCTGCTATTGCTGATAAGATCGACAAACTAATTAACCCAACTGAAGCCTCTGGAAACCCTTGGGCTGAATAACCTAGAGAAAAGGAGATCAACATGACAACTGAAGACAAAAAGGTTATCACGATTGACGACATCGAGTACACTGAAGACCAGCTATCTGATGAAGCAAAGGTCTGCATAAACCATATTGGTTCGCTGGATCAGAAGATTAATTCAGCCCAGTTTAATTTAACCCAGCTTCAGGGTGGCCGTGAGTTCTTCATGGCAAGGCTGAAAGAAGCGTTGGAACGAACGGAAGATGAAGATGGATAAAAGAACAGTGGCTTCGGCGCATGAGCGTATTGATATTGTTGAGAAAGATGTTGTGGCTCTCTCAACGCAGGCGTCGATACAATTTAAAGAGGTCTTCATCAGAATTAAAAGGCTTGAGGCTATCTTAATTGGAACGGCTGGGTTCATCATTGCACTCTTGCTCGCAGTCCTGACGAAGATGGGATGAGAAAATGATTGACCCTGTTACAGCGGTCGGTCTAGCTACATCCGCTTTTAATATTCTGAAGCAGGGAATATCTGCTGGCAAAGATATACAAGAGATGAGCGGCACCCTCGCTAAGTGGGGAGCCGCTTTTTCTGACTTTCAGTATGCGGAAGACAAAACAAAGAACCCTCCGTTTTACAAGATGATGAGCGACAATAGCGCCAACGCTATCGAAATCTTTGCCCAGAAAAAGAAGATGGAGGCTATGCGCAAGGAGATAAAGGATCACATCTCTTGGACTTACGGGCCGAGTGCCTGGGAAGAGGTGCTATCTATTGAGGCAGAGATGCGCCGCATCCGCAAGGAACAAGCTTACAAAAAGCAAGAGGCAATTGACAATGCTATAAACTTTATTGTTGGCACAGTAATATTTATCGTTGCCAGCGCTGGTGTTGTTACAGGCTTTTATTATCTTGGTCGCAATCAGGGAAAATGGTAAATGTGGATATTGGTTTGGTTCCAAATAATGAATAACAACGTGACGCACTATGAGCTTGGCCAATTTGGGGATAGCAGTGCGTGCGCGCGTGCAAAAGATGAGGCAAGCGTTCTTATCACTAACTCCAACATAGTGACGTATTGCTTTGAGGTTATACCAGAATAAACGCGGCGATTACGTTGTATATGACAAAGCTGGAAAAGTTGTTATAATAACGCACCACAAGAGGTACGCTGTAGAGTACGCTAGGAGTTTAGAAGATGCCGAATGAATTTGACTTAAACGGCAATGGCGAGATTGACCCAATAGAGCATGAGATCATGCTGGAGGACCGCCGCCGCCGCATGGAGGACTCTGATGCTAAAAGAGATGCACAGAGGCGCATGACATGGTTTTCCTTGTCTGGAATGGTTTTATACCCTTTCGTCATTCTAGCTGCCTCTTTGTGGGGCTTAGAGACCGCTGCGGGGCTATTGGCTGACATAGCGGCTGTTTATGTGATAGGTGCCAGCGGTATCGCCGCTGCTTATTTTGGATTTAACGCGATGGAGAGCAAAAATGCTGCAAGCACTGATAGGTCCAATAGCTAGCCTTGCGGGAGGTTGGCTTGAGGCAAAGACTACCAAACAGGCAGCGGATGCAAAGCTCAAGCTCACTGAAGCTGAAGCCAAGGCGAAAATTATGCTTTCGGAGCATACCAGCGTTGCCGATTGGGAGCGCATCATGGCAGAAGGCGCAAAATCAAGCTGGAAAGACGAGTGGTTCGTAATTGTTCTGTCAATTCCGCTTGTTCTAGCCTTCATTCCCGGTGCCGAGGGGTGGGTAGATCGTGGGTTTGAACAGCTCTCCAAAGCGCCAAACTGGTATTTTTATTCGTTAGGTATCGCGATAAGCGCCAGCTTCGGTGTTCGTGGCGCGCAGGCTTTATTCAAGAGGAAGTAACATGAGCAATGCACTAAAACTTCTGCAACAAAAGTGCGGATGTAGCCCCGATAATAGTTTCGGTCCAAATACGGCCAGAGCAATCGCAAAGTATTTTAACCTATCCCCTGCGCGCGGCGCACACTTGATGGGGCAGGCGTCACACGAAAGCGGTGGCTTTAAGCGCACCCGTGAAAGCCTGTATTACTCTACTCCAGAGCGCATTCAAGCTGTTTGGCCATCGCGCTTCCCAACGGTTGATGATGCAAAGCCATATGCCAAAAACCCAACCGGGCTTGCTGGCAAGGTCTACGCTGGCCGAATGGGCAACGAGGATGAGGCGCAGGCCAGTTTATACATCGGTCGAGGGTTCCTTCAGTTGACCGGGCGCAATAATTACCGTGCATTTGCGTCAGACATGAGCTTGCCGAAAGTTATGACAGACCCAGACTTGGTGGCAGACACATACGCCTTCGAGACTGCTTTGTGGTTCTTTGAGAAGAACGCCTTGTTTAAGATTGCCGATGAGGGTGTATCGGATGGCGTTATTAAGCGCATCACTAAGCGCGTAAATGGCGGGCATCATGGCTTGGAAGACAGGATCAATCAGACGCGCAAGATTCACACCTGGCTGATGGCCTAAAAAGTCAGACAAATGGCCTCTCAAGATCAAAAGGCCAGTGCGGCGGTAGGAAGAGCGGGAGAGCATTTAGCCCTCGCTCACCTATCGCTTGCTGGCTATTCTTGCACTTTGTGCCAGATTAAGGATCACGATGCGTATATACAAATGGATACACGCACTTTAACTTTGCAGGTTAAAACCTCCAGTAAGACATATAAGAGTAGCCAGAGCTACGCATTCAACACGCCTAAAAAGGGCGCCGCGATGTCGGACGTGTTTGCGTTTGTGGCTATAAATCTTGAAGCTGTAGTTTTCCGTCGAGGCGATGAGCTTTCAACGGTTACAACATATGTTACAACGGAAGAATTTATGGATGAAAAGTTGTCTATGCAAAAAACATTTGACAGCTTTAAATAATCGCTTGTGGCTTAGCTTGGGTTTGATTAGAAAGTTCGAGTGGGTGGCTATCATCGCAAGATAAATCGACTTTGCTACGGGAATAGCGGTTGTTTAGCCTCGGATGACGTTGCTACCAAAAAGCGCCAAACTTTTACAATATCAACGGCCACCCGCGCGACTTCAAAATATTATGCCAACCATCGACATCAAGCCAGCGCCGCTTGCAAAGCCAAAGATAGCTCCAACGAGGCCAGCTATGTGAATTTTGCGCTCTATCTCTTCATCACTCATCTAAACTCTCCGAGATATTCATATGATGTTTGTTTGCGTAGGTGTGTATTCGGTGGCAATTTGAGCATAAAACCTGACACTTTTCCATTTCAGCAATAATGTTTTTCATTACACCCTTTTTAACAAGTTGAGACACAGTTTTGCTTTTTTTGGACGGGTCAATATGGTTGAACTCAAGGGCAACTGGATGCTCATTGAATCCACAGCGAGCGCAACCCTTGTTCATTTTGTATTTGTCCACATGTGCCTTCGCCAGCGCCACTCTGACCACCTCCAATTGCCTTTGCCTAGTCCGCATCACTCACCTCTCTCGAACTTATTCGACAACGGTTCAATGGGTTGCTTACTGTAGACCCATCGCCATTGATTCTTCGCGTAGCCTGGAACCTTGATGAAATCACGCACACGATAGAGCTTTCCAGCCTCGGCCATGTTGTTGAGATAGTTTGAGGTGCGTGCAATGCTGTCACCGATCATACCAGCTCCCTCGGAGGCCGATATGCGTTGGTCATAGCGCAACATGCGGAAAAGATGCTCACCCTGTTCTATGTTGTGCTGGCGGCGTCTCTCGGCCATCTCAACTGCAGTTGAAGGCATGGTTGACTTGCGCGCTTCCCGCGATGGCAATTGATCTCGATTGCCGAGCTTGTGCTGCAACTTCTCAAACTCAAGCAGGCAATGGCCATATGTGATTTCATATCGTTGATGCTTGTCGGTCACGCCTTCCAGGTTGGCCTTCAATCGAGCTTCGGCAGATCGCTGATCGCGGACCCTAGCTTCTCGATCAGCGCGCTTTGCTCTTGCAGCCTCTGCTGCAGCGCTGGCCTCATTGCCGTCTTCGGCTCCGACAGCAGGATTGAGTTCACTCTTTCGAGCCGTTTTATATATTGCATTATTAGGTCCATATTCGCGCTTCTTTCTTTTCAGGGTTATATTAAGCTGACTAGTAATCCGGCCAACCTTAGTGGGGTTGATGCGAAGCAGGTCAGCAATTTCAGTTTGAGACATATCCATCTCAGCGCATCTGATGACTTGCTCGGTCAAGGTTTCAGTGGTTGGTTTCATTCGTCTTCCTCCAGCTCTTCAATCTGACCTTTTCCATTGCAGTTGTCGCAATCCTGCACTTCCGACCCAAAGTCGCCATGCCAAGTTGAGCTTTGGCGCACCCAGACTTCACGTTCAACTGTGCCATCGCCATCGCACTCAGGGCAATCAATGAGATTACTCATATGAATTATCCAGAAAGTCAGAGGCATTCATAGCCCACAAAATGAAATTGGGCTTAGTCAAGCCAACGCGATTGTGAACGGCAGCTCTGGCAATGCGTCCGGCGGTAAAATTGCGCTGGGCTGAGTTGCCAGCAGTCTTGCTGTCAATATTGAGATGCTCGGAAATTTCGGCGGTCGTGCAATATCTCGTCTCACTGATATATTCTAAGACAGCCTTGTCAAGTTTCTGCGGCAACATTGGCTCTGGTTCTGGCGCCGGCAACTCAATGACCTCACCAGTGGTCTCAGGTTGCGGGAACTTAGCGCCGTTTTCGATCTTGATTGCCATCCAAGGTGTAGAGCTGGCCTTGTCAGAGTAATTCGGAATTAAGACAGCATTGATGCTGTCGCCAGCTTTCACATCATGCCCATCAACAACGCCAGCAGGGATGAAGACGGCTTCTGCGCTCTCAATGTCATAGGCAAAGCCAAAACCGTTAAAGTGGACATTAGTTATAATGATTGGTTTAGTGTGCATTACATCTTCCTTTGTTTTAACATTCTGTAACTCTTCATCACATATTGTAACAATATGCGCAATACATATTTTGCGCTTGCAATGATATTTATTTAATATTAAGCAGGAGGGGTAAGCATAGGAGGGTCCAATGGATCACAAACAGTTGATAGGGTTTACCCAAGCCCAGAAGGAAGCCATCGCAGAGGCGGCGCGCCGATCTGGGTTGTCGTTCACAGCATTCGTGCGTAGTTCAGCTCTGGCCAAAGCGGTTGATTCGGGCGTTGAAGTTACGCAGCCGCAGCCAGACTGATGGTCAATGGGCGCAACAAGGGCGCATCATTTGAGCGTGAAGTTGCTAATATGCTGCGCGATGAGCTTGGCATTGGCTTTAAGCGCGACCTTGAGCAATACCGAGCTGGCGCGCACGCCGACCTGATACCAGACGATCCGGCATTCCCGTTTACTCTGGAGTTGAAACGCTACAAAGACGGGCCTATCGGCGGCTCTATCGGCTGGTGGGCGCAAGTTCAGGTTGCCGCCGAGCGTGAGCAAAAGATGCCTTGCCTGATTTACAAATACGACCGCAAGCCAATGCGATGTGTGATCCCCCTGGCTGCGCTGACTGATTGCGATCACGATTACACCGTAGAGGTAGACTTTGAGACCTTCTGCTATATTGCTAGGGAGGAAATGAGATGCTAATCCAATTAACTCCGAAAGAAATGTCGCAATGCAAGCAGGCTGCGGCTATGCGCTGGCAGCTTGCTAGGGCGTCTGGCGTTGTTAATCAGCGCAAGGATAAAGGCAGGTCTGACGCAGATTTGGATTTGTTGGGCGTTAAGGCTGAAGTCGCCGTGTCTAAGGTGTTCAACATTCCGCAGCAGCACGCGATTGGCGTGGATGATGGGTGTGACCTCTGGCTAGACGATATTTCTGTGGACGTGAAGGCCACGTTTCATAAGAGCGGCAGGTTACTGTTTAAGCGCAAGGAGGCGTTTAAAGCAGATTGCGCTGTGCTGGTCTGCCAGATTGAGCCTAATAAACTTAACGTGGTCGGTTACGCCTCACAGGCCACGTTTATGAATAAGGCGCAGGAAATTGATCTGGGTCACGGCAAGGGATGGGCTATGGTGCAGGACGAATTAAACTCGCTTGAGAGACTGTGGTATGCCTCCCGAAAATTAGGATTGAAATTCTAAACAAGGAGAAAATGTTATGATTGGTGACATTGATAAAATGACCAACGCGCAATATCACGCCACTGACGCGATTAGCTCATCTGACGTGAAAATGGTTTATGGCAAATCGCTGGCACACTGGAAGGCCAAGGTCTATAAATCCAGCACCGTGTTTGATGTCGGAACCGCTGTCCATGCAATGTGCCTGGAAAGCGAAAAGAACATTGTCATCCGTGGGCCAGAGACCCGCCGAGGCAAGGCTTGGATAGAAGCCTATGAGGAAGCGCAGGCAAACGATCAAACGCTGCTCACCACTTCAGATTACGATCTTGCGCGCAACATTGCCGACAGTGTTCTTTTCCATCCAGCAGGACAGCGGATGGCTGGGCCAACAACGGTTAATGAAGCCAGCTTCTTTGCTACGGACCCTGAAACCGGGCTGAAGATCAAATGCCGCCCAGATAGCCTCTGGGATGCGAAGGGTGTCATGTACGATCTGAAGACCTGTCAGGACGCCAGCCCGCGCGGCGTGGCAAAGGATATGGTGACCTATAACTACGCCATCCAAGCCGCTTTCTATATGCACGTCATGAATTGCGCTGGTCGCAAGGCCGATCAATTTGTGTTTGTGAATGTGGAAAAGGCGGCTCCATATGCCGTATCAACAAACATTCTGTCACCAGAATATCTGGCATGGGGTAAGCAGAAGATGCACGAAACCCTGCGCCAGATCGCAGAAGCCAACCAGACTCAAAAGTGGGACACTGGTTGGTCCGAAACAACCAATGTGGTTGTACTACCTCGATGGTTGCAGCTAGATGCAGCCGACTTTTAATTAGCTTGGAGAAAACACATGGCTAAAACAGACTTCAAACCCGTAATGATCCGAAACGTGGAATTTAAGTGGCCTCGGCTAAATGAAACTTACCGATATAACAGTGCAGAAAAAAGATCTGATCCATCCGCACCCACCGCCGCTGGTGCAGCATACTCGATTGCATGGGAGATGACTGCCGATGAAACAAAAAAGTTGCACAACGAACTAAAAGCACATCATGAAAGTTGTGATACCAAAGGTGAATTTAAAACCATATTCGGAATGAAAAAGCTAGAGAGTGGCAATTATGAGTTCCGTGCAAAGAAAAACGGCGTCAACAGTCAAGGTGCATTAAATGAGCGGCCTCGCGTGATTGATGGAGCAAAGCTGCCGCTCGAAGATTTGTCATTTAGAAGCGGGTCAAAAGGAAGCATTCGGGTCACGGCTTACCCAACAGCTAATCCGCAAACCGATCCGCCGCAGCATGGCATCTCTTTACTGATTGACACCGTGCAAGTCACACATGCAATCTACGGCGGCGGCGGTCTTGATGAATTTGAGGAAGTGGCCACAACGATGCAGGGCGGCATTGACGAAGCTTTGGATGAATTTGGTCCGGCCACTGCGCCAGCAACACAGGCAGAGCCGCAGCCAACCCTGGAAGACGACGAAATTCCATTTTAGGCAAAAGAAAACCCCGGCAGTTGGGACGCTGCCGGGGTTCCATTGGGAGAAAACAGACCGTGATTGGTGAAAGGGTCCGAACATGAATAGACTAACAAAAACAAGCGAGGTTAGCAAGAAGCAGCTTTTATTGGCACACGGTGCGCTTGATACAAAGATCGGCGATAAATATTCGGAATATGACGGCATAAACCTTGCCGATATAGCCAAACTCGTTAGCGAGCCGCAGTCCAAAGAAAAAGCCGATGCCTCTTTTATCATACCGTCAGCATATAGAGACCACGATGGTCGAAACCACGCAATGCAACGCGAGCATGGTGAATACTGGATGCTGGCAATCGACGTGGACGAAGGCGATCCATCGCTAATTGAACTGCGCACAGCCGTTGAGACGGTCACCGGAAACGCATCCGCGCTAATATATTCGTCATCAGGAGCCAGCGAAGACAACCGCAAGTGGCGCGTGCTAATTCCCCTGGCCCTGCCGATCAGCGGTGACGAATACGTTGACGCACAGCTCGCTCTGTTTGACCTTATGCTGGCTGAAGGCATAGCGTGTGATGCCGCACTCTCACGCTCTGGCCAACCTATCTACCTGCCCAACGTGCCGCCAGATCGCAGAGATGATTTTGGCGCGCCGAGCTTTTACCACGGTGTGCGTCATCGCGGCGATGGTCTGCTGATCCCAACCGAAAGCCGGATTTGGGAAAACCTAGAGTTTCGCCGCAAGAATGAAGCCATCGCAGCAGAAAAAGCCGCAGCAGAGCGAGCCTTGCGCGCGCAGCAGCGTGCAGAAAATCGCGGTAAATACGATGGCGACGACCCAATTGACGTATTTAACCAACGCCACACGATCGCAGACATCATGCTGAAATATGGCTATGAGCGCAAAGGCCGCTCAGACAGCTACCGCAGCCCAATGCAATCCAGCGGTTCGTTTGCCACAAAGGACTTCGGCACGCACTGGGTAAGCCTCTCCGGCTCTGACAGAGCATCCGGTATCGGTCAGGCAAGCGGTGAGTTCTGCTACGGTGATGCTTTCGACATCTGGGCGCACTTTGAGCATGGCGGAAGGATGTCAGATGCCGTGCGCGAATACGGCAAGGAAATCCGCCCATCGCCAGCTAAACAGCGTGAGGAGATCGTCAAGGCAGCATCGGACCCATATGCCGACTTTGATACCATTCCAAATCCAGAGCCGCAGCCAGAGAAGCCTAAAGCCACAATCATCATACCTAACGCCGAACAGAAGCCGATCTTCTGGCTGAAAGACGCAGAACCCGTTCTGACATCATCGTACCTAATCAAAGGTTGGCTGGGACGCGGCCAGATGTCGGTGGTCTATGGGCCATCAAACGTCGGCAAATCTTTCTTCTGTCTTGACATGGCACTTTGCGTCTCAGCCAGCGTTGAGTGGCAGGGCAGCAAGGTCAAAGGCGGACCAGTGCTATATCTAGCCACCGAGGGTGGCAATGCCTTTCAGTCACGATGTGTTGCGCTGCGCAAACAGTACGGAATAACGCACGCTCCGCTGGCTGTCAGACCATCTCCAGTTGATCTACTGCGCCCAGAGTCCGACCTGGCTGGCCTGATTGAGCTGTGCAAAAGCATCGAGGCCGACATAGGTGAACCACTGTCAATGATTGTGATTGACACGCTGTCCCGAGCAATGGCTGGCGGCGATGAGAACGGGCCAACAGATATGACATCCTTCATCGCCAACGCCGACGCTCTGCGGGATGTAACGGGCGCACACATTATGATCGTGCATCACTCGGGCAAAGATACAGCTAAAGGTGCGCGTGGACACAGCTCGCTTAGAGCCGCCACTGACACCGAAATCGAGCTGGAGGTCGAGGATAAACTGCGCACAGCCACCGCAACTAAGCAGCGTGATCTGGAGCCACAGGAGCCGTTTGTGTTCGCGCTAAAGGTGCATGAGCTGGGCAAAGATGAGGATGGCGATGCAGTTACAACCTGTACCATCGAACAGGCAGATGCAGACGATGTGGCCGACATGAACCAGAAGCGACCTAGCGGCGCCAACCAGAAAGTCGTGGTCTCAGCCTTCAAACAATTGCGAGGAGAAGGCATCGGTGGCGAGAACCCAACTGGACCGGGCTGGCCTGAAAGTGGGCGCTTCTGGTGCATCGACGAAGAGCGTTTGAGGGAGTTTGCGAGGGGCAAAATGACATCCGCTAATCCATCGGGAGCCTATACAGCGGCCATCAAAGGGTTAATCTCAAGCGGCTATATGGTGCAAAATGAGGGCAAAATATGGATTTCTGCGAAGGAAGGCAGGGTCACATGATGTACGATTTTGCTACGATTTTCATGTTGTTGATTTTAAACAGTATAAACATGCTTTTCGTATTTTTCGTAGGTAATCGTAGGCAAAATCGTATGATTGGACATAACCTACGAAGAATACGATTTGCCTATAGGGCAATCGTATTAGTATGTCGGGAGAAATCTTATGGCTAAAAAGACAGCTAAAGCTAAAGCCGCGATGGCCAATCGGGGAACCTTTGAAAGCAAGCACACAGATCATGCCAAGCCGATCAGCTACAAGGTGGCAGCAGCGGTCGAGCCATTTAGCTTCGCGTCGGCAGCGGCCAGCAAGGTGTGGGGTGATACGTTGGTTGATTGTGTGCCGCCAGCCTACGCTCTGAGATACCGCGAGCTGCGCGGCAATCTGGATGCAGCGATGGTTGCAGACGATCACGCCCTTTGCGTTGAGCTGGCCACCAGCCTGATTAAAGCCCTCAAGATGATGAACGTCAAAGCTCGCCAGGATGGTCATGAGCCGCCACAGGTTGACGGGCATATCTGTGAGTGGGGCGGCAAAATATATTGCTTCCTCGCCAGCGGCGATATGAGCGCCGTCAGACGCGCAAACCCAAATTGGGCTGTGTACCACATATCTGACGTTTGTGCCGTCCTGAGTGTTCACACAGATGAGATGATGGCCGCTGTGACAAATGAGTTCCCGAAAGCGAGGATCACAGAGGTCAGGTTGTATGATGATGAAATTAACTTTGAACTAGATGGAGAGTGAAATGAAAGACAACGTGAGAACACAGGTGCTGAAAGAGGCATCTCACTTAATCAACGGCCAAAGGGCTTCTGACTACGGGGATGCAAGTGAGAATTTTGGATGCATTGCTGCAATGTGGGCAGCTTACTTGGGATATCCAGTTAGCGCGGCTGACGTTTGTCACATGATGGCGCTACTCAAGATAGCACGCCTGCGCAATGGTAAGCACAGAGATTCCAGTTGTGACGGCGCTGGCTATATGGCCCTTGGAGCTGAGTGTGACGAAGGTGAGTAGACTTTTTGCTCGATATGTGATAAGTGGTTTGGAGTATGATCCTCCCAGACATGCTTTCATGGCAACTAAACCCCTGCTCTTCAGCGGGGGTTCTTTTTTGCCTTGTTTGATCGTAAGGTCGCCCAATCAGGGAAGGTTGGGATATGTCAAGTGAAGTTTTTGTGTTCTCAGGTGGTATGGAGATTGACTCCGAGATTATTGATGCCGTTTTTGACTTTATGGATGAATGTCATGAGGATGGATACAACGCCGCTCAGATAATGGTTGCGATGCTCTGCGTCGTGCAAATGATACAGGAATCAGCAGGCACCTCGCAATCTATCCATTGATCGTGTATCATATGGGTGAGCTTTTCCATCGGAGGTGAGCTTTTCCATCGTAGGGGGCCAAATGTCTGTCAGCTTCTCAATCAAGGCCGATACCGATCAGATGCGCAAAAAGCTGGACAACCTGGCGCGTCGGCAGATACCATTTGCGGTTGCCAGGGCAGTCACGCAAACAGCGGTGAAGGTGCGGAATGAGGACATCACCCGCGAATACATGCGAACCTTTGAGGCGCGTAACTTATCTTTCATAATGGCTGTTCACCGGGTTTTCGGCGCCAACGCATCGTTCGCCAAGCGCACAGGGATGGCTGTGGCGTCCATTCAGCCTGTTGACGACCCAGTGCCAGCGGGGACAACAGCAGGCGCTAGCGGCTCACGGGAAGGCACAAAGAAGACCAGAGCTGGCACGCAGTTTATGAAGCGCCATGTCAAAGGTGGGATCAAGACATCTGGGCGCACAAAGCTGGCCATTCCGGTCACTGGGGCCAAGCTGACCAGGCGGCGGTCTGGCTCTATGGAAGGCGCAATGACGAAAGCGTCTAAGCCAAAGCAAGTGCTGGCCCGCAAGAATACATTCATTGGAACCAGCAAGCGCACTGGCAATAGTATGATCATGGAGCGCACTGGCAGAAAGAAGAATGCGAAGGTGAAGGCGCTATATACGTTGACGCCAAGCGCAAAGATTGATCGCTCTTACAATCCGCTGCCAGCGGCCAAGCGCGGCATCGCGCGAACTTTCCCCAGCCTTTTCCGCAAATCTTTTGTCGGCGCACTTCGCACCGCAAAAATGCGCTACTGAGCTTTTTCCACGGTGGGGTGAGCTTTTCCACTGGTGAGCTTTTTCCACGGTGGGGTGAGCTTTTCCATCGGTCATGATTTGGTGCGCTTCCGGTGGCATTTTGCCGCCTGATCGCCGCGTCGCAGCATGATTTTGACGCCGCGGCGCAGAATTTGGGAGCGTTGAATTAATTGCAAAATAATTGTAAAACGTGCATTTTTTTCTTGATGATATATTAAAAGTATATTAGAAACATATTAAGCGGTGAGATTGCCGCGATAACATGAGGAAAAAAGCAATGTGCAAAGAATGTAGAACCTATCCGCAAATGGCCGCCATGGGCGCAATTGATTGTCACTATAAAACCGCCGCCGAATTTGCGGCTGGAATTGTTGGTTTAATTTTATTTGCCGTGCTTGTGTTTTATGCGCCCGCGCTTATGGCAACGGAATTCTGGACCGACGCTTGCGGATATGGCGTTTTTAACAATTGGTTTGAGCTTGGCTACTATTACCAATCGTCATCAAGCCCGCTTTGCGACGCTGCGCAAATTCAATCGCAATCAATCACAAAATAAAACAGAACAAGTAAAAGAGGAGTAATACAATGGA